ATATTGAAACGAATGGAGCTATAGACCTTCTTTATTGGAAAGAATATTTCAAAGGCAACGATGTTATTTTTATTATGGACTGGAAAGCTCCAGCATCTAAAATGAATAGATTCATGATTGAAAAAAATCTTTCATATCTGGATAAAGGGGATATTGTAAAAATTGTTGTGACTGATTCTGATTTTGAAGAAGTTGAAAAAGTTCTGAAAATTGGAACAGAAGCTGAAATTTATATTTCACCGGTTTTTGGTCAGGTTACAATGTCAAAGATTCCAGAGTTTGTTCTGGAACATAAAGAAAATAAAAATATTAGATGTCAGATTCAGATACATAAAATATTCTGGAATCCTGACAAAAGAGGAGTATAAGTCATGGAAAGTACTTATGAAGTTCAAAAAGTGGTAGACAGAGAAAATCCACAATTTGACAGAAAGAAAATCATGCAGGCAGTTACCATGTTGATTGAAGCGATAGGTGACGACCCAGAAAGAGAAGGATTAAAGGGAACTCCAGACAGAGTTGCCAGAATGTATGAAGAAATTTTTGAAGGTATGAGATTTACCAACGACCAGATTGCAGAAATGTTTAACACCTGCTTTAAGGCTGATTCAAATGATTTGGTTGTGGTTAAAAATATTCCTATCTTTAGTTATTGTGAACATCACATGGCTTTAATGTATAACATGGAAGTTTCTATTGGTTATATACCAAATGGAAAAGTAATTGGTCTTTCTAAGATTTCCAGAGTCGCAGAAATGGTTGGTAAAAGACTTCAGCTTCAGGAAAGAATTGGTAGTGATATTGCTGAAATTATCCAGAAAATTGCAGGAACGGAAAATGTGATTGTAGTAATTGAAGGTGAACATTCTTGCATGACAACTCGCGGGATTAAATCCAGAGGTTCAAAAACCAAGACCGCTACACTTCGTGGAATCTTCAAAGACAATGTAGCTTTGAGAAATGAATTTTATAATTTGATTAATCAATAAAAGGAGTAAAACATGATTATTCAGAAAAAAGAACTTCTTGAAAGTTTGAAAAGATGTATGCCTGGTATTGAATCAGGAACAAACACAATTCAGGGTGCGGACTCTTTCATTTTCCATAATGGAAAGATTTTCACTTACAATGATAATATTTCAGTCACTGTTCCGATTAATCAGGAAGGATTGCTGGAAGAGGGAATTGAAGGAGCTGTAAAGGCAGAAGAATTTTTCAAAATTGTTTCTAAGTTCCCATCCGACGAAATCAAATTTTCAGTCAAGGAAGATGGTGGCTGGCTTTTGAAATGTGGAAAAGCAAAAGCAGAGATGGTTCTTCTTGATTTTGATTTTGAATCCAGAATAAATACAATTACTCCAGATGATGAAAGCTGGGTTGATTTGAATGAAGATTTCATTCTGGGTATTGGTTCTTGTAAAATGTCTGTAAACAAGACTCAGGTTTCAGGAGTTTATGTTTCTGGTCATGATATTGTTTCCACCGATGGTAATCAAATGAATTGTTACGGAATGGAAGAAACAAAGCTTCCTGACTTCTGGATTTCTGACAATTCTGCAAATGAACTTCTGAAGTTGAAAAAATTGATTGCTATGCAGATTCAAGGACCATGGGTTTATTTCAAGGCAGAAGATGGAACAATTTTCAGCATTAAGACTTTGCAGGGTCAGTACCCATATAAAACAATCAAAAATGTGATTGATACATCTGACCCAGAAAAAGCAATTCTGCATGCAAAATTCCCGAAGGAACTTTTTAACGCTATTGATAGAGCGGTTTCTTTCAGCATTGATATTTCTGAACATTCTGCAGTCCGCCTTACAATCAGCAAAGAAAAGATTGAAGTTTCTTCAGAAAGAAATTCTGGAAAATACAATGAAAAGGTTTCATGGGAAGAAAATATTGATTCAGATTTTGAACCATTCACAGTTTATGTTGATGCTCAAATGATGGAATTTGTAGCGCAAAGAACAGTGGAATTTTATCTGCTCAAAGGTCCAGTTCGTAACGGAAAATCTCTTCCACGACTTCTTTTTGTTACAGAATCTTCAAAGCATCTTCTTTCTACTCTTGATGCAAGAAAAGATGAAGAGTAGTACTAAAATAAAAATATAATCTGAAAGGCTGGAATTTCTGATTCCAGCTTTTTCTTTCTAAGGAGTTAAAATAATGGGATTTGGTTTATTAGATGAAGAAGATGTTTCTATTCTTAGGGGAACACAGAAAATCAAACAAAAGAAAGAAAAGGTTTCTGCTCACAAGGTAGACCTTACAATTAAGAAAAAACCTGAAGTAAAAATTGATTATGATTACATTATTCCAGAGGATGAAAAGGTTCAACTGAATAAAAAGATTTCTTTGAATCCTGAATTATATCAGGATTTCACAAAGGAACTTTACCCATATTCACTTAACTTTTATGATTTTGAGGTTTTCGTTCATGATTGGTTTATTACAATTATAAATCCGATTGAATTAATCATGCGGGTAATTGTAAATGATTTGAAAGCCCTGACTGACTATTATAATAAACATAAGAATCAAATCTGGGTTGGTTATAATTCCAGAAGTTACGATACTTACATTATGAAAGGTCTGCTTCTGGGAATGAATCCTAAGAAGGTTAATGATGATATTATTCTGCGCGGACTTAAAGGCTGGCAGATTTCCAGAGAATTCAAGAAGAAAAAATTTCTGGACTTTGATATTTATACAAAAGATTCTCTGAAAACAAAAGAAGGTTTCATGGGTTCAGATATTCGTGAAACTGAGGTTGATTTTAACCTGAATAGAAAGTTGACTCAGCAGGAAGTTCGTAAAACTGTAAAATATAATATCCATGATGTAGAACAGACTCTGGAAGTTTTCAGACGAAATAAATATCTTTATGAATCACAAATTCAGTTGATTGAAACTTTTGATTTACCTATTGAAATGATAAGTCTGACACAACCTCAACTGACCGCAAATATTCTGGAATGTGAAAAGCAGGAACATAATGATGAATTTAAATTCAAAATTATTGACCAGATTCACTTGAAAAAATATAAATCTGCAAAAGAATGGTTTGAAAATCCTGACAATAGAGATTACAAAAAATCTTTTGATTTGAATGTTTGCGGAGTTCCGCATAGATTTGGCTGGGGTGGTCTGCATGGATGTCCAGAACTTCCACTTCATTCTAAAGGCAGAATTTTCCATGTGGATGTAACATCGTACTATCCATCTCAAATCATTAAACATGGATTCATGACAAGAAATTCAAAGAATCCTGACCGATACAAAGAAGTTTTTGATATTCGTGTAGCTTTGAAAAAGGCAGGAAAGAAGAAGGAACAGCAACCATATAAAATCGTCTTGAATGGCGCCTACGGAATGATGAAAGATAAGTATTCTTTGGCTTATGACCCAAAGCAGGCGAACGCTATTTGCGTAAATGGTCAGTTGATGCTTTTGGATTTGTTGGAACATCTGGAACCTTATATTACATTGATTCAGTCTAATACCGATGGTTTGATTATTCAGGTAGATGACGATGAAGAAAAAATTAACAAGGTTATGGATATTTGCCACCGCTGGGAACATCGCACCGGTATGGGTCTTGAGCAGGATGAAATTACAGAGATTTTCCAGAAAGATGTAAATAATTATGTTTTCAGATTTAAGTCTGGAAAGCTGGAAAGAAAAGGCGCCTATGTAATGGAGCTGGACGACCTTAATTATGATTTACCGATTATAAACAAGGCTCTGGTGGATTATATGATGAACAATATTCCAGTTGAAGAAACGATTAATAATTGTGATATGATTAAAGAGTTCCAGAAAATCGTTAAAGTTTCTTCCAATTATGAAGGTGGCTGGCATAATGGGGAAAATCTTGTAGATAAGACTTTCAGAGTTTTTGCATCTAAAGACCAGAATGATACCTACCTTGGTAAGTATAAATATCAGGGTGCGACAATCGAAAAATTTGCAAATACTCCAGAACACGCTTTTATTATGAATGAATGTGTAAATGGAGTTAAGGTTTCAAAGAAACTTGATAAACAATGGTATATAGATTTGGCTCTGAAAAGATTGGAAGATTTTGGAATCAAAGAAAATAAAAACATTGGAGGGCTTTTTTAATGAAATTTGAAAAAACTGAAGTCTGGGGTTTTGAACATTCAATTCGTGGTATGAGAAACCCGCTAGAATCCTGGTCAAAATCTGATAGTGGTTATTTTGGGTATTGTATTGAAGATGGTAAGTGGGTTAAAGAATCTTGTTCTTATGATGCTTGTCTGGGAGCTTGCTTAAAAAACAAAAAATTTATCATTGGTAAAAATGACCTTGAATTAATGCAGAAATTAATCAGGGCAGGAACTCCGCATAGAAAGTTTATGAGACAGATTTTTGTTTCTGTAGACATCACAGCTCCTGCTTACTTTTGGGCTGAAATGGACACTTACAAAGTTGGAGTAACTAGAAATAGTACTAGTTTTCAACATAAAGGAATGAGTAAAGAATTTGAAATTGATGATTTTGAAGTTGAAGAAGAAATAAAAGAAATTTTAAGGATTAAAAATAAAGTTTGTCCTGATTTATTTTACTCTTATGAAACAGATGAATTTAAAATTTATACCACTGAAAGTGGCAGGAAATACGAAATTTATAAAAATGGTAAAGTATTTTCACTTCCTTATTCATATTGTGATTCTTTTGGAAGAGTTAGAGATTTTCCAAAGAAAGAAGTTAAACCTAGTAAAACAAAATCTGGATATTTTGAGTTAAACTTAGGTGGTGGAAAAATAAAAGAGAGATGGTTACTTCATAGATTAATAGCTGAAGTTTGGTTAAATAATCCTGATAATTATAAAACAGTTGACCACAAAGATGGAAACAAAGCTAACAATTGCATTGAAAATCTTGAATGGGTATCTATTGAAGAAAATGTAAGAAGAGAGTGGAGTAATTTTGAAGGTTTTGATTTACAAAAAAAATATAAAAATTGGAAAATATCTTCAAAAGTAAATCCAGCTGATAAATTGAAAATAAAAGATTTATACTCACAAGGTTATTCTCAAAAAGAACTAGCTGAAAAATTTGAACTTAGTCAACCTCAAATTTCAGTAATTTGTAGAGACTTAAAATCAAGTTCTGACAACAAAGAATTATTTGAACATTGTTGGTATTGGGAACAAATATTAAAAATCTTAAATGAATTACGGGATGATTACTTGGAAACTAAAGATTATAAATATTTTCGTTTAATTAGACAAATACTGCCAATGGGATATTTATATAAATCTACAATTACAATGAATTATGAAAACATTCTGAATATCGTGGAATACAGAAAGAATCATAAATTAAGTGAATGGTCTGAATCTTTCATGAGCTGGGTAAAATCCCTGCCATATGCGGACGACTTACTATTCCTATAATAAATCAATGGAGGTTTAGAAAATGACTGAAAGTCAGGAAAAAATCAAAATGGTTTGTGATAATATGAAAGACCTGCTTCTTTATAAAAATGAAAAGTATGGTGATTCTGCATTACATCCTAACAATATTTTTTACAAAGGTGATTCTACGAACTCTATCAAGATTCGTTTAGATGACAAGGTTGGAAGAATCAAAAATTGTCAGGAAACAAGAGTAAATGATGTGGCTGATATTATTGGTTATTGTGTTTTACTTTTGGTTTCAATGAATGTTTCAGAAAAAGACTTTGAAAAATTAAAGGATTAAAAAGGAGTAAAATCTAAAATGGAAAAGGTAGAACTTTACAGAAAATATCGTCCAGAATCTTTGGATGATATGGTTGGAAACGAAAAGACAATTAAAAGTCTGGAAAAAGAACTTGAAAATGGTTCTCATGTTTTTCTTATGACTGGACCTGCTGGATGCGGAAAAACCACCCTCGCTAGAATCATGGCAAAAAAGGTAAATGCAGGACCACTTTCTATTCATGAAATAAATTCTGCAGAAAATCGTGGAATTGATACAGCTCGCGAAATCATGGAACAAATGAGATTCAACCCTAGCGATGGTGAGTCTATTGTCTGGATTCTGGACGAAATGCACATGATTACATCGGCAGGACAGAACGCCCTTTTGAAAGCCTTGGAAGATACTCCAGAGCATTGTTATTTTTTCCTTTGTACAACAAATCCTGAAAAACTCATAGCTCCATTAAAAACCAGATGTTCAATTATAAATGTAACTCCATTGAAAGATGAAGAAATGATTTACCTGCTCAAGAGAACTGCCAGAGCTGAAAAAATTAAAATTGATAATGAAGTCTATGAAAGAATCTGTGAAATAGCTCAAGGCGGAAGTCGTAAAGCTTTGAAACTTTTAGCTAAAGTTTTATATCTGGATTCAGATGAAGAAAGGCTGGAAGTCCTGAAAAATGACGATAGTTCAGAAAGTAAGGAAGTGAAAGAACTCTGCCAACTCCTGATGTCAGGAAAAGCAAATTGGTCAGGAATTGCGAGAATATTAAAAAATATTGATTTATCAGATTCAGAAAGAGTACGACAGGCAGTAATGGGATATATGGGAGCGGTTTTACTTAATGGTAAAAGTTCTGCTTCAGTTGTTTCAGCCATGCAGGCTTTTTCTTCCGCAGACACTTACAAGAATGGAAAGAATGCTATAATTGTAGCCTGCCTTGATTATCTGGATTTATTATCAGACCCAGAAGATGATTAAAAAGTAATTTATAATAATTACAATCTTTTGAAATTAGTTCCTATAATAAATACATATAGGAACTAATTTTTTCTAAGGAGTAGAAAATGACAAAAGCTGAATACCAGGCTCAAAAAGAAAAAGAGTCAGGAAACGAAGTTGATTTTGAAAAAGATATTTCAATCAACAAGTACAAATTGGATGAAGAATGTCTTTCACATTCCAGCCTTTATTTCAGATATTCTTCAATGCAGGCTGATGCAAAGACCAGAGTTTCAAAAGCAAAAGATAATCTGGAGTTGGTAGAAGCAGAAAGAAATCTGGCTATACGAAAAACTCTTTCAGATTCAGGAACAAAGGTTACTGAAGCTATGATTACCTCTGTTTTGATTACTGACAAAGAAGTAATTGAAGCTAAAAACCAGGTTCGTGAAGCAGAAGACATTTTCATGAAATTGTCGGTTGCCGTTCAGGCTTTTGAACATCGAAAATCAGAACTTGACAATCTGGTTAAATTATATTGTTCTGGGTATTACTCTGTACCAAATTCCGGTTCAGATGTAAAGAAAGATATTAACGAGCAGACATCAAGCGCTGTTCGCAGAAATCTTAACAAAAAATAAAAATCTATCACAAGGAGTTAATCATGGTAGACAAGAAAAAGAAGAAGAGCGGTTTGGCAAAAAGATACCAGGCCAGTTACGACAATCAGGGTTCCTTCGGCACTAAAGCTGGGGTCATGAATTGGAAAAAGGTTGATGGTGAAGTAGAATTCTTTTCACCAAAAGAGGGAAGAAACAGAATCAACATTATTCCTTATACAATCAAGACAAAGAATCACCCGCTCGTTAAAAAGGGTGAATTTGAAATTGGTGAAAAGGACTATGTAATGGACATTTTCACACATCGTGGAATTGGTCCATCTGAAGCCACAGTTCTTTGTCTGAAAGAAACCTATGGTAAACCTTGTCCAATTTGTGAGCAGGCCGCTATGCTGAAAAAGCAGGGAAAAGAAAAGGAAGCTGGAGCGCTCAAAGCATCACGCAGAGTCTTTTACAATGTTCAGGATTGCAAGAATCCTGACAAGCTCCTGGTTTTTGAAGCATCACACTTCTTGTTTGAAAAAGAATTGATTGACGAAGCCCGCGACGACGAGGAAGGCGGATTTGTTGATTTTGCTGATGAAGAATCAGGAAAAGAAATCAAGTTCAGATGTTCAAAGGTATCAAAAGGCGGTTTTGAATTCAATGAATTTAAATCATTCTCTTTTGAAGACCGCGACGAAAATATTCCTGACGAAATTCTGGAATCTGCAATTTCATTCGATGAAATCATGAATGTACCAACCTATGAAGAAGTTGAAAAGATTCTTTACGGGGAAGATGATGAAGATTCTGACGAGGATGAAAAGCCTGCAAAGAAATCAAAGAAAGCAGAATCAGACGACGAAGATGATTTTGATGAAGAGGAAACTCCAAAGAAATCAAAAAAGAAGTCTGAACCTGAAGATGATGACGAGGAAGATTCTGACGACGAGGAAGAAAAGCCTGCTCCTAAGAAGTCCGCAAAGAAATCAGCTCCAGAACCTGAAGATGATGAAGATGAAGATTCTGATTCAGATGACGAGGAAGAACCTGCTCCAAAATCAAAGAAATCAAAGAAAGCTGAACCAGAGGAAGACGACGATGAAGATTCCGATGATTCTGATTCAGATGAAGAAGATGAACCACCTGCTAAATCAAAGAAAAAAGATTGTAAGGGTGATTGCGGTAAGTGTCCTTTTGGTCATAAGTTCGGTGCTGATGCAGATGAATATGATGATTGTGACGACTGCGATGTCTGGGACAAATGTGTTAAAGCTTAAAATGAATTAACTATTAAAAAGTCCTTGTCTTTCCAGAAAAGAGAGCAGGGACTTTTTTTAGTTAAAAGGGAGTGGAAAAAATGCACTTAAAAGATGTTCTGAATAAATGTAAAGAAGAAGATTACCCTATTACCGCATCAGGTCTTTATTATGCAGGAGTTAAAAATGGATTTCTGACAAAGAAAGAAGGTAATAGAAATCTTGACTTTAATAAAGAAAAATTCTTTGAATGGCTTGAAAAAGCGAAAGAAGAAATTCCTGAAGGTTGGGTTTCTATAAATCAATTACATTCTGTTTTGAATATAAGTTTAGCTCAGGCTTATATTTTAACAAGAGACCCTGAAAGTGGCGCAAGATATTACGGAGCAGGAAAAGGAGTTTTATATGTCGACCCAGAAAGAGTTAAAACAATTATCTCAAAGCGTGCAAACCAGCATAAAGAAAAATGGTAAGGATGGAAAAATGGACAAGATTTATTTTCAGACCGGTTGTAGAGTTCTTGACCTCACGGTAGGTGGCAGTAAAGGTGTTCTTGGTTTTCCAGCTGGAAAATTTATCAATATTGTTGGTGATAAAAGTGCAGGAAAAACTTTCCTTTCAAATGAAATTATTACCAATGCCCATTATAAATACGGGGACAAATTTAAATGGGTTTATGATGATTGTGAATCAGGTTATTCTTTTGATACAGAATCTATGTATGGTTTTGAAATCATGCCAATAAATCCAGATGAAAGAGTTCATTCTGAAACCGTGGAAGAAGCTTTCTGCAATATTTCAGATTTTGCAAAGAGTCTGAAAAAATCAGAATGTGGAATTTATGTAATTGACTCTCTGGACGGACTCACTTCAGATGAGTTGGATGAAAGAGCTGAAGAAAGACTTAAACTTCATGAAGAAGGAAAAGACCTTAAAAAAGGTACCTATGCAATGGGAAAGCAGAAATATTTGAGTTATGAATTTTTCCCTCAGCTCTGCTCGGTGATTGAAAATAAAAACATTCTGGTTGTAATTGTTTCGCAGGTTCGTGAAAAAATCGACATGTTCAGCTTTGATAAATATAGACGAAATGGCGGTAAAGCTATGGACTTTTACGCCCACACCGTTTTGTGGCTGGCGACATGTAAAAAGATTGAAAAGAAAGAAACTGCCGTAGGCGTTGTGGTAAAGGCAAAGACAACAAAATCAAAGACTCCGCGACCTTTCAGAGAATGTTTCTTTTCTTTCCTTTATGATTACGGGCTGGATGGAATCGGTAGTTCTATTGATTATCTTTTCAATCTGCGAACTGATAAAGGGGAGCTTTCTACCAAAGCAAAAGCTATTGATTACTCAGGAGATGGAAAGCTGGACCTGAAGCAGTTGGAAGATTTTTTGGAAGAATATGAACTTCAGGAAAAATATGAAGATTCAAAGTATTTTGACGGAAAATCTGATGCTGATTCTATTTTTGATTTCATTCAATCAAAGAAAGACTATCGTCAGAAATTTCAGGAAAAATTTGGTAACACCATGACTCGCGATGAATTGATTTCATATATTGAAGACAATAATCTGGAAGAAGAACTTGACTCCAGAGTTTCGCAGAAATGGGAAGATTTTGAAGATTCTATCAAATCAAATCGTAAAAGAAAATATTATGCGAGCCAGCCCAGAGGTGAAGAGTAATGTTTGTGATTGAGCGGGATGGACATCTTGGTTTCTGGTGGGATGGTGAATCAACTATATTTGTAGAGCAGAATGCAGGAATATTTCCATCCCGCTCAAGTTGTCTGGAATATCTTCAAAAGTTTCATTCAAAAGAAAGAGCTGTTGAAATAATTATGTCAATAAAAAAGAATGGAAAATCTATTATAAGTTTTTAGGTGGAAAAAATGAAAGAAATGATTTTTACAAAAGATGAATCTGAATTTATTCAGGATTGTTTGCAGAATGAAATCATGAACCTGCAATCTGGATTCTTTGGTCAGGATATGGAAATTACCAAAAAGAATGACAAAAGAAAAAAGGAATGTGAAAGACTGATTAAAAAATTCCAGAGAGCAGAAAAGAAAATTAAAGTCAGCTCTGCAAAAGGAAAAGGCAGAAATCTTCAATATTGGGTTTGTGAAAGAATCGCTGAAATTTTTGGTATTGAGTTTAATCAATCTGACGACAATTGTTTGATTCATTCTCGTGAAATGGGTCAGCATGGAACGGATGTTATTGTTCGCGGAAGATTATATAAAAAATTTCCTTTTGATATTGAATGTAAATCTTGTGAATCACTTTCTGTTCCTGAATGGGTAAGGCAGGCAAGACAAAATAACAAGGAAGGCAGGGATTGGCTTGTGGTTTTCAAAAAACAGACAATAGGCGGGGAACCTCTGGTAATTATGGATTTTTCATGTTTTGAAAAATTATTTACAAAAGGGCTGGAATCATGAAAGGTAAAAATTACGCAAATAGAAAACCAGAATCACAAAGACCTTTGAATGATTTCTACCCTACTCCAGCTTGCATGGTGGAAGAATTGATAAAATCTAATTTATCTGTTTTTCATGAAATGATTGAAAACAAAATCATTTTAGACCCATGCTGTGGTAAATATGCTATTGGTAATGTTCTTAGGAAAAGAGGATTTTCAGATTATAATAGAATCATAGAAACAGACCTGATTTACGGAAATGATTTCTTGCAGGAATATAAAAAATATAAAGGTAAAATTGATTTAATAATCATGAATCCACCTTTCAAGTTATTTAATGAATTTGTAAAGAAATCAAAAGAAATTTCAGATGTGGTTTGTTGTATTGGAAAACTTAATTTCTTTGGCGCTCACAATAGAAATATTGAAGGACTCTGGAAAC